GGAGTATACTGATAAGTCTATATATCCAATACCTGCAAAACAAAATATGCCTGATTGGTTTAAAAAATTATCTAATAAAGTTGATGGAATTACAGTGAAACATTGTAAACCTTTTTTAGATTCTTTAGTTTCTGGTTACATTTTAAAAATGCCTTATGATATGAGAATAAGACATAATGTGGTTAATGAAGAAACAGGCGAGAAAGATGGGTTTCAAGAAACTGGTATTCAAAAATCTCAATTAATAACAGCAAAATATTTAATAAACTTTCCTTTTTCAAATCAATGGCATCCGATTGGACAACTAGGAGAATCTCCATTAGTTGAAAAAAATAAAAATTTAGCTTTCCATAAAATTTTAAATCCTTGGGTTATAAAAACACCTCCAGGATTTTCATGTTTATTTGTGCCTCCTTTAAATAATCAAGATGATCGATTTTCTATTATACCTGCAATAGTGGATACTGATAAACACGACATTGAAATAAATTTTCCTATTGTTGTGAATGGATTTAAGCATGATGAATTAATCACAACAATCAAAGCAGGTACTCCTTATGTGCAAGTTATACCATTCAAAAGAGATTCATGGAAAATGAGTATAGAGCCTTTTAAAAAAGAAAAACAAGAAAAAGATAGATTGAATTTTTACACAAAAGTAAAACATTTTTACAGAGATTTTTCTTGGTCAAAAAAAAGTTTTAAATAATGAAAGTAAAAGAATTTATTAAAATTTATGATAAGGTATTACCTTGGGAAATATTAAGTAGTTTTATAAAAGTAATGAATGAAAAAAAATTTAATGATGCAGGATTATTAGGAGATTCAACAAGAGGTGAAAAACCCCGTGTAGAAAAGAAAGTTAGAAACACAAAATGGTTAGATTTTAATCAACCTAATGAAAGCTTAACTAATATTCACTGGGGTAATTTTTTAAGAAGTGCTTTTAAACCGTATGTTAATGAATATCAACAAGAATTCAGATTTGGTTTATCTCAGAAAAAATTTTTAAAAGCTATCGTAGATGTTCAATGTTTAAAATACGAAGAAGGGGGACATTATATCTACCACACAGACAGTGCTTTCGATGTTCCAAGATGCTTAAGTATGATATTAATGCTTAATAATGATTATGAGGGAGGGGAGTTAAGTTTTAAATGGAACGATGAAACATTTAAAATTGAAACAAAACCAAACAGATTAATTCTTTGGCCAAGTAATTTTATGTATCCTCATTGTGTTAGCTCTGTAAAAAAAGGAACAAGATATTCAATTGTAGCATGGGCACTTTAAAAAAAGATTTTAAATATAAAAAAGTAAAAAATTTTTTATCGCAAGATGAATTAGATTTAATTAAAAATTATTGTATCTCAAAACATAAAGCAAATTTTTCTGAATTTGATACAATACAAAACAATAACGGAGATACTTGTTTTTATAGAGATCCTTTAATGCAATCTTTATTAGTGAAAAAAATTCCTTTAATGGAAAAAGAAATAGGATTAAAATTATTTCCCACCTATTCTTATTGGAGGCTGTACACTTTGCTTTCAGAATTAAAACCACATAAAGATAGGCCTTCCTGTGAAGTTAGTGTTACAGTTATGTTAGGTTCAGATAATACCTCATGGCCTATATTTATGGAGGGAGAAGAAATACATATGGAGCCTGGTGATGCTTGCATTTATCTTGGATGTGATTTAAAACATTGGAGAGAACCATTTAAAGGAGATTGGCATCTTCAAACTTTTTTGCATTATGTTGATCAACATGGTCCTTATGCGGAATATAAATTTGATAAAAAACAGGAGGTAATATGAGATTTGAAGCATTTAACGATGGTGGGGCAAGAATAATATTTAATGAACAAGAAATAAAAATTGTTCAAGAAAAAAAATATTTAACTTTTACACCAGAATTTTTTAAACATTTTAAAAATAATTTAATGGGCATGGTTGTAAATTTTGAAAAAGTCTCAAAAAATAAAAAATATAAAAAGTTAACATCGGATACTGGAGCTGAAATAAAAACTAAATGAAATTTGACGCTATTTATAAAACAGTAAATAGAAAGGTAGGTTTATTTTTATATAAAGGTATTTATAAAGATAAAGATATAATAAACAACTTAAAAAACAAAATTAAAGATAATTTAGTTAAAAAAAATTATAATGCAACTAATGTCAAGGCTCACATGACTTCTTGGAATTTATTCAACAATGATAAAGATTTTGAAATTTTTTTTAGATCTTTAATTCCTGATATTAGAAATTTATTAGGACCACAAAAAGGTGTCCATGTTTCTAACTCATGGGGTAATTTATTAAACAAGGGCGAGCATTGTGTAAAAGAACACAATCACCAAAATACAGATTTGTTTAGTGGTGTGTTGCATTTATCTGATGAAGGTCCTGGTTTATATTTTAAAGATTTTGATACAACTATAAAAGAGGAAATAGGTGGTTTTGTTTTATTTCATCCATATTGTTTTCACGAAGTAAAAAATTTTAATTATACTAAATCAAGATACTCATTAGCTTTCAATATAAATAAACAATGGTTCCCAGGAACGGAATGAAAAAACCAATAGATATTTTTGAGAATTTTTATTCCGAACAAGATTTTGGGATGATGATGTTTAATGCAAAAATGTTTGCTTATAATGCAACTTATCAACCAAAAACAATTAATTTTCCAAACAGATTGAAGGCTTACCCTTGTTACGAAACAGGATTTTTTACAGATCAAACTAAACCATATAATATTTTTAAAAATACTTTTGAAAATTTAACTAATTTAAAAATAAAAAAATGTAAAACTTTTTTTAGAAAGATTATATCCGAAGAAGTTTCTAAATCCCCTATATCAAAATATGGAAACCCTTCACATACTGATAACGAAGTTGATTTAGCAGGTGTTATATATTTAAATAGTTTTAGCTTAGATGATGGAACAAGGTTTTTTTCTGATTATCATCAAATTGAACCAGACTTAATTGTTGGATCAAAACCAAATAGAATGGTTTTATACTCTGGAAATATTTATCATTCGGCTGGGTATGATCCCCTAAGCAAAAGTAGACTAATTCAACCTTTTTTTATTAATTTAGAAAAATAAGGTAACATTTAAATAGATAAGCAGTTATGTTATAATACAGCATGCCATTAACAAATGTACAAATAAGACCAGGTTTTAATAAACAAGTCACAGCAACAGGAGCAGAAGGTCAATGGACTGACGGTGATTTTGTTCGATTTAGATATGGACTACCTGAAAAAATAGGGGGTTGGGAACAATTAACATCTAAAACTATAGTAGGAGCAGCAAGAGATCAACTTGTTTGGGCTGATTTAGATAGTAGAAGATACTCAGCTATAGGTACTCATAAAGCATTATTTATATATTATGAAAATGCATTTTACGATATTACACCGTTAGACACTGCAATTACTGGAGCAACCTTTACAACAGTTAATACGAGTCCAACTGTCACTGTAAATAAAATTGCTCATGGTTTATCTGCAGGAGATTTAATTACATTTACTTCTGTTACGCCTCCAGTGGGAGCTGGTTATGTATCTGCAGATTTTACTACAAATACTTTTGAAGTCGTGACAGTAACGAGTCTAGATACATTTACAATTACTATGGCGGCTAATGCCGGTACAACTGTTGCAGCAAGTGGAGCAGCAACAATAAACCCTTATGTAAAAGTCGGTCCTTTAAATCAAACTTCTGGTTTTGGTTATGGTACTTCTGGATGGGGTGGATCTTCAGGAGTTATCTCAACTTTAAATGGACTATTACTAGATGATACAGCGGGAACTGGAGGAGCAGGAACCTCAATTACTCTTTCATCTACAACTGGATTTCCAACAACAGGCACAATAAAGGTCGGAACAGAATTTATTTCATATACTGGTATTTCTACAAATGATTTAACTGGAATTACTAGAGATGTGGCAGGCACAAGATCAGCTCATGCAAGTGGAGCTTCTGTTGAAGTTTATCTGGGATGGGGATCAGCTTCAATTACTGGTGGAGTAACTTTAGAATCTGCATCATGGTCTTTAGATCACTTTGGTTCAAAATTAATTGCAACAATAAAAGATGGTAAAACGTTTGAGTGGGATACTATAAGTAATGTACCAGCTGCGTTAACTACAAGAGCAACTGTCGTTAGTGGAGCACCCACTAAATCTGTTATGTCTATTGTTTCCGAAAGAGATAGGCATTTAGTAATACTTGGAACAGAAACTACAATTGGCACTTCAAATACTCAAGATAAAATGTTTATAAGATTTTCTGATCAAGAAAATATAAATGATTACACACCTACTTCAGTTAATACTGCGGGTACATTTAGAATAGATTCAGGGACAAGAATTGTAGGAGCTGTAAGAGGAAAAGATTATATTTTAATACTAACCGACACTTCAGCTTATGTAATGCAGTTTGTAGGTCCTCCATTTACATTTTCTATAAGACAAGTTGGAAGTAATTGTGGAGCTATTGGTCAACACGCTATTAAGTATGTTAACGGAGCTGTTTGGTGGATGGGTCAAGCAGGAGGTTTTTTTGTATACGATGGTACTGTAAAATCTGTACCGTGTTTAGTTGAAGATTTTGTATTTACAAATAAAGGAGATAATCTTGGAATTAGTTATGGCAATGGAGAACAAGTATACGTTGGATTAAATCATCTTTATGAAGAAATAAGTTGGTTCTATCCTAAATCTGGTTCAACATTAAACGATAGAGTTGTAACTTATAACTACACAGAAAATACTTGGACGACTGGATCACTTTCAAGAACCACTTGGTTTGATGCAACGTTATACGACAATCCATATGCCACTGAATATAATGCGTCTGGTACACCAACATTTCCTACTATTCAAGGAGTGACAAACCAAAACGGTGCATCTACATATTATGCTCATGAAGTGGGTAATAATGAAGTAGATTTTACTGGAGCAAAAACAGCTATTCCAGCTTTTATTCAATCTGGGGATTTTGATATAACAGATGGTGAGGTATTTATGAGTATGAGAAGATTTATACCAGACTTTAAATTATTAAATGGTAATGCGCAGGTTACAATAAATCTTAGAAATTATTCAACAGATACTTCTTCATCTTCACCTCTTGGTCCTTTTACAATAACTTCCACTACAGATAAAGTGGATACTAGAGCAAGAGGAAGAGCAGCTAATTTAAAAATAGCTAACACCTCTACAGATGAAAGTTGGAGATATGGTACTTTTAGAGCAGATATACAAGCTGATGGAATGAGATAATGGCAAGAGTAGATATAGTTATTCCAGAACCAACACCTGAATACACAGAGGATAATCAAAGACAAGTGGCTCAGTCTTTACAAACTTTAAAAGATAAGTTAAATACTTCCTATCAAGAAGAAATTAAAAATGAACAAAACACCTTTAATTATTTTATGTCATGACAATTAGATATAAAAGCGAAACATTTGATTTAACTACAACAAACATCACGACAGTTTTAACCTGTCCTGCAGATGGAACTATTATTGTTAAAAATGTACAAGCAGTTCACGATACTGCAAGTGGTGTAGATACAGATTTATTTATAACAAAATCAGGAGCTTCTCGTGTTCAAATAGGTCACGTTAGTTTAAACAAATCTACCGACAATTTAATTAAAGAATCACTAAACCTAGAAGCAAGTGATGTCCTTGAAATGCAAGCAGATACAGCTAATGAGATTACAGGTGCTGTAAGTTATGCTTTGATAGATAGATCACAGGAAAATGGCTAGAAAATTTAAAGACTACGTTGAAAGAGATAAACCTAGGAAAAGACCTAGAAGACACGCTAAGAGTCCCAATAAAAAAAAGAAGTTGCAGCATAATAAAAAATATAATAGACAAGGACGTAAACAATGAGCGATATAATAAAAATACCAGCAGAAGCAAAAGAAATTATAAAACACAAAAGGACTGGTAAAGTTTATGTGTCTAAAGATGAATTTCAAGCTGATGTATTAGACCCTAACACTGATACAACTGCAGAAGATTTTAGACAAGACCTAGAAATTAAAGTTACAAAAGTTTCCATGGGAGTGCTAACTAAAAAATAATGAAACCTCGTGGTGCAACAGAACTACAATTGGAAATGTTGCATAAACATGTTTCAAAAGAATTATTAGATCAAGTACAGATCTGCACATCCATACCAGGTAAAGTTCCAATAGATCCTAATAAAGTAAATATACTTTGGCAAAAGAATTCTTGGGACCAACCAAACCTACAAAATTTTTTTGGTAACAAAGAAAGACATAAAGAATATGATTGGTATGTATTTAATAGTCATTGGAATTATGAAAAGTTTAGATACTTCTTTGACGTACCAACAGACAGATCTATAGTTATTAAAAACGGGGTTGAAGATTTTCCAATAAGAAAAATATACAAAAAGGGAGAACCTATAAAATTAATACACCACTGCACACCTTGGAGAGGCTTGAATGTATTATTACGTGCAATGCAAGATGTAAAAAATCCTAATATTATACTAGATGTTTACTCGTCCTCTCAAGTCTATGGAGATGATTTTAGTAAAGTACACGATGAAGAATTTAAACCTTTATATGAACAAGCAAAAAAATTACCTAATGTAAATTATATAGGCTATAAACCAAATGAATATATTTTAGAACAAATGCCTAATTATGATATGTTTGTTTATCCAAGTATATTTGAAGAAACATCTTGTGTATCAGCATTAGAAGCTTTGACTGCAGGTGTGCATGTGATTACAAATAACTTTGGTGCATTGTACGAAACATGTGCTGAATGGCCCGTCTATATTAATTATTCTACAAACTATGAAACAATGGCTCAAGCTACTGCATCTGCAATCGAGACTGCAGCAAACTACTTACACGAAGATTTTATACAAGAGCATTTAGAAGAACAACAAAAATTCTATAAAAGATTTTATAACTGGAATAAAAAAGGTATGGAATGGTCTAACTTTTTGAAAGGAGCAATTGGTGCAAGAAACAGTAAATAAAGATACTTATCAAACATTAAAAGAAATAAAGGTAAGTTCAGAACTTGGTATTAAGGCAACAACACCTATGTGGAAACCAAATACTAACCAAGTAAAACTAGAAGAATCACCAGTATCACTATTTGTTGCTACACCTGTACATAGTGAATGTTCAATACATTACACTCAAGCTTTATTAGAGTTACAACAATTATGTATCAAAAATAAAATAAAAATTACATTTTCATTAATTAAATCTTCACTTGTAACACAAGGTAGAAATCTTTGTGTAGCAGGATTTTTAGAGTCTAATTATACACATATGTTATTTGTAGATTCTGATATTTATTTTGATTCACCCTCCATATTAAAAATGATTAAAAAAGATAAGGACGTACTATCTATACCTTATCCTTTAAAAACAATTATGTGGGATAAGGCACTATGCAGAATTAAAGAAGGATCTATTAAAACAGTTAATGATTTAAAAAAATCATTTAATACTTACCCAATGAAAGTTGAAAATAATGATAACATAAATGTTGATAATGGAGTTATGGAAGTAACTCATAGTCCAACGGGATGCATGCTGATTAAAAGATCTGTATTTGATAAAATGATAAAAGCTTATCCAGACAAGGGTATTGTACAAAAAACAGTTATTAATGGTGAATATGTTGATAAGCCTAATTTGTGGAATTTCTTTGACACGATCCACGATCCACGGACCAAGACTTATTTAGGTGAAGATTTTTCTTTCTGCCAATTATGGAAAAATATAGGTGGTAAATGTTATGCTTATATAAATGATACTATAATACATATAGGTGAACATCAGTACGAAGGTAGATTTGCTGATGAGTTGAAACCTAGTAAGTAAAATGGTAATATATGCTATTATTAGAAAATTAGACTATGGATCCATTTACATTAGCATTAGCCACATTTGGTGTACAAAAACTTAGAGGTAAATCAACAAAGAGAGCATTAAGAGATGCTGCTATTGTTGGAACTGGTTCTTATGCTCTCGGTGCTGCAGGAGTTGGAGGATCAACATTTACAGGTGCTCCTTTTTCAGGAGTACAAAGTGCTTTCGGTATGGGTCAATCAGCTGCAGCAATGCCTCAAGGTAATTTAGGTGCGAGTTTTTTAAATCAAGCAAACATGCCAGCAGGGACACAAATAGGTGTAGATAAATTTGGAAGAGCAATTACATCAAGAGGTGGAGAACTATCAGGTTTAAATGTTATGCCAAAAGCAGCAGAGAAAAAAGGCTTAGGTGCATTATTACAAAAAGCAAAAGATAATCCTTTAAGCACTGCTTTAATGGCTTCAAGCGTTTTACCTTTATTAGGAGGGGACGAAGAACCCGTTGAACCACCTTTCGATGAAGGGGATTACACAAGAGCTTATGCAGAACAATCTGCTAAATTACAAGGAGCTTTTGTTCCAACAGTAAATGCAAGACCAACAAGAGATCAGACTTATGGATCAAATATGTTTTATGCAAACGAAGGTGGACTAGCTAATATAGTTTCTAAATTTAATAAAGGAGGTGTTAATTACTTACCTTCAAAAACGGATCACGATGAAAATGATATTAATAATTATGTAAAAGCAGAAGGATATGTTGAAGATGGAGCTGGTAATGGTGATAAGGATGAAGACACTATGCTTGCACAATTAGCAGATGGCGAGTTTGTATCACGTGCTGATGCAGTTTTAGGAGCTGGTATATTGTCTGGTGCAGATCCAAAAAGTTATAAAAGTATGAGAAAAGCAGGAGCTGATTTCTTTTATGATCAACAAAAAAAATTAAAAAGAATTTATGATTTAGTCGATGCAAACAAAACAGAAAAATAAACCTATTTCAAAACAAGTACAAATTATATCTGTATTACCTCAAGAAATAGATAAATTTTGGGGATTAGTAGAATTTTTAATTGCGGAAGCTCTTAAATATGGAGGATCTTATGCAGATCTTAAAGACATAAAAGAAGAGTTAGAAAAAGATAGAATGCAATTATTTATAATGTTTGGACAAGATGACGATGGAGAAACTAAAGTATTTGGTTGTTGTACTACTAGAATTTTTGAAAATCCAAACTTTAAAGAATTACAAGGATGTATTTGTACTGGGAAAAAATATCAAATGTGGGTAGATCAATTAATATACACATTAGAAAATTTTGCTAAAATTAATAAATGCAAAAGATTAAATATGTTAGGAAGACCAGGGTGGAAAAAATTTGTAGGAAATCATGGTTGGAAAGTAAAACATTATCAATATCAAAAGGAGATTAATTAAATGAGTATTTTTGGTGGAGGTGGTTCAAGCGGAGGTGGCGGCTCCTCTACAGGAACACAAACAAGTATTGCGAGAGAAGCACCAGGAGTTGAATCTAGAAAGTTAGCCTTATATGATGAGGCTGCAAGTTTAGCTA